CTTAACTTGGCTTATTAGGCCTTGACAGGGAAAATGCCCGAGATTAAATCCAAGGGCCGAGATCGTACCACCGCTGAACCAGACTATTAACCACCTTATATCTGGTAGACCCGTGTACTGGGACAGAGTTATATCCCAACTCACGAGAATTACCTATAAGGGGGCTAATCGCTTGGAGCCTGGTACGGCTTCCGTCAGTCCCAGTTTTCCGGGACCGAAGTATCGCGCTAGCTAGAGCTTTTCGATAACGAATTTCTTCATCATCGATCGGCTTCAGCTTCCAAAGTGCGGCTAACAAATAGCCGACTGTATCATCGTAGTGAGTTTTACTCACCTCCACTACGTTAGGACAGGAGAAAGGTGCAGGCTGATAGCCCACACCCAAACCCTTTCTAACGCGGCTAGGAGTGGCTTCATCGAAGTTCGCAATGAAACCACCGTCTCCAAGTTCCTCCGATATCCTAAAGCGCAATGCTTTAGGAACCGAAGAGACGAGGAGATCAAATAACCTCTTGAAGGCAAGATCACAACCGTATCCGAAGACACGGCGATGAGCTAACCGACGAGAGGCATTTGCTAGGCGAAAAATCGCTGGGATCGAATCAACTCTACCTTTTAGGTAGATTGGTTTGACGTCGATACCTGAGAAGTAATGGGCTCCACAGCTTTCTCTAAACGGTGAGTCAAAGTGACTCTTCTTAACGTTTATACGAAAACCGTAGAACTCCATCATCTCAGCGAAAAGTTCGTAACACGCCGTCGGGAGAATAACATCATCTCCGTAGGCGCTCACTTGGCTTACGCTAAGTGAAAGGTAATCTGCGCAGCAACATGCAACCGCGTAGAAAACCAAAGATTCTAGCTGAAATGTGAAGCCGTTCCCCATACTGGAGAACTTCTCCCATTTTACTGGAACCTCGTTACGAACACCGTAATGGGATCGACAGGCATCCAAAAGCAACCACCATTTTCGAGGCAATAATGCTTCGATAACAGAGGAGGCAATTGAATCACTGGCAGAAGATAAATCAATTGTAGCAAGCTCAGACGATATACTGCCTAAGCGAGCTAATTCTTGATTATTAATTTGCCAGCGTAAGTCGACCCCATACCTTCGGAGGCGCCTACCAATCATATCTCCAATAGATTTCTGGAACCACATATTGATTCCAGGTTCTACGGCGATAACTCGATTAGTAGATGCATCCTTCGGTACGGTGATAACCTTATTTCCCACTTGAAAGGACGGAAAACCGGCCTCAACAAGTTGGGAAGCCCAAGAGGGATAAACAACCTCGAGGGTCTCCCAGGGAATAAGGCTGTACAGATCACGCGTTATTCCAGTTTCACACTGGAACTTCTTGACTGGACTGGCGTCTCTACGCTTAATAAGAGTAGATGCACCAGGACCCCAGTCAGGCCCCGCGAAGAACTCGTCAGCGTCATAGTCACCAAGGAGCTTATCGATTTTACGAATGACTGCGTTGTGCAGCCAAACGGCCCGACCCTTGAATAAGGGGTCGAGAGATAAGTTCCGAAAGCGATTATTAGTCTGCTTGCACAGAAGTTCAAATTCATCGAACTTCTTTAAAGCAACTTCGTCTAAGTCCACATCGAAGGATAAACCCTCGAATTTGGACAAAAACTTAGTTGCCGCGTAAGCAGAGCGAAGGTCTATTAATGTATTATAGGCCTTGGGATTGAACTCCATTTTAGCTATTTGCTCATGCTCTCCATTTCGGAAGAGTATGAGGATAGCTAGAGAGCGAGGACAATCCAATGCTGATAAGTACTCCGCGATAGCTGAAGATTCAAGACCTTCAGCAACGCGGTAGCTTGTGATTCCTTTATGGAATCGACCACCTTGCTTCTTAGAAGACATGGAGGTACTCCCGATGAAGTTTTAACCACCAGCGTGTACTTGTTAGTACACGTTTTCGAAGGTCGTCACCGCTGCTTTCAGAGGCGATCCCGTTGAAGTCGTGGGATTCGCATCCGTGGCATTGATGAGATCTGCGAAGAGCGAAGCGACCCTAGAAAAGAGCGTTTGACGCTCCAACAGGGTGCTACGTTCCGGCAGGAAGAACTCCAGGATGGCAGTACAGTCATACGCCTTGGTCGGTGCCGGGTTAATCCCGGTCATCGTTGAGGCGCTGGTTGTCTCCATCGTCGGGAGAACAAGCTTGGCTGTGCATCTGTACACACGGCTAGCCTTTGTAGGCTTCCGTAGGGACAGAGTCAACCGAGGGTAGGCGATAGCGTATCCTACGCTACGATCTACCCACGCCGCGACGCCTTGGGGATTGATCTCCTCGGGGTCGAGCGTCGAGTCGGTACTCACGGTCGCACTGGTCGTTAAACGAGCCAAAGTGTGATCGAGAATCCCGCTCAGTTTTACAGCCGCGATAGCGGACATGTAAGTACTTCCTTTCTAAGAATGGAAAAGTCATCAGTCTCTCTTACTTAAACCCCTGGGAAAGTAACGCGATTGCGTTAGCAGCACGCAGACCGCCAGAAAGTCCCGTTTTATTGAATGAGGGAAGCACCGCAGAAGGCCAGGTATTAAGTGCCTGTCTTCCTAGGCGAATCTGCTCATTCCGGAACTCGGCGTTAAGCATGACGTTAACGGTCGGATTGCCAACCGGAGGGCCTGAGTAAGTGATGACGGAATCCGTTTTGATTCTTGTGAAGGTTGTCTTGCTCCCACCTAAAAAGGTCATTCCCTTCCAAGCCTCTAAGGCTTCGAAGTAATCACCTATAGGTAGGAACCAGTCCGCCACAAAAGAAAACGGGAGTAATTCCCAAGCGAGACTTATTGGGTTTGTAAAGCCAGTCTGCGAAAAGAGTGCAGTTAGCGGACTATCCATACGAAACCTAATGACGAACTTGACTTTGGTTTGGAGGGTAAAAGTACTTCTACCCGTATTACCAAACCCTATCACGCCGTCACCAGGTGGGTATGTATTGTCAACCACTTGCAAACTTTCCGTAGCTGAACCGCGCACCTTTTGGACGAAATCAGTGGGTCCATTCATTGTACCCATGATTTTAAGGAAGCCCTCAATGTCGGATAAGAGGGGTTTCCAACCATACTGTAACTGAAGCCAGTTACTGGCAACAGAAGCAGTAGTGGAAGGTTGCCCTTTTGGTCCTTTCCATTTAGGACTAACTCGTCCCGCACCTAGAGCGGAAATTGCACCGGGAATGTTACCCCGTTTCAATTGCCGTAGCGACCCAGCGATCTTAGTAGCGTTACCAACGATCATCTGGGAAAGCTGACTTACTTGAGCTATGTTTTGGGCCAGGTTACTTTGTATACCTGTACCAGCATTAGCTATAAGCCTCTTTAGTGCGTTGAATTCCGCCCGGGAAACTGATGTAACGGGAAGAGCAGG